CCCCGTGCCGACCTCCTCGTCGATGAGGACCCCTTCCCACGGGAGACGCGTCACCCGGAGCGCCTCGAGAGCGGTCGCGAGGTCCGAGTCGTTCATTCGCGCGTGCTTCGTGAACACGTCCCACGCGTCGCCGTCGAGGAAGGTCCCGGCCCCGAGGTTGAAGGACACCCCCGAATTGGGGATCGTGAGCGTGCTCCCGGTCCCGAGCGCTTGGGTCGCGGACCAGTTATCCCCGCCGTCAAGCGAGGTCCGATACGTGATCCCGGCGACGCCGACGGTCCCACCCTTGATGATCTGCACCATGGCGTGGAAGTCCTGGAGAGGACTCGACCCGCCGGCGGTGACGACCGAGGTCCCCGAGATCTCCGAGGTGATCGACCCGTAGGTCGCGGCCACCGAGGTGTTGGGGCGGATGTAGAGGACGGGGTTCCCCGCCACGGCCATGACGTAGGCGCCCCATTCGGCGCCCTCGCCCTGGCCGGCGGCGGCGAGGAGGAGGTCCTGCCTCGAAAACGAGGCGGCTTCGTTGAGAGGGCCGGCGGACCCCGGCGCGATGATGGCGAGGATCCCCGTGGCCCCCGGCTTCACCGCTCCGGTGTTCCCGTCGCTCTTCGTAATCGAAACGCCAGGCAGCATGTTCTCTCCTACGCGTGCAGTGGTAACGGCGGGCGAGCGTGGGCCTCGCTCACGTGGGGGGATCGCGGGCGACCGCGCCCTGGGGTGTAGCGATGCCGATCGGGAGGTCGAAGAGGGCGCTCCCGTGCGTGAAGGTCAGAAGGATCTCGCGCCCGAATGCGGCATCCGACGGCGGGCGGACCCACGTGAGGTCGCCCCAGATCAGATCGGCGAGGCCCACCGGGCTTCCCGTCACCGGGTCGATCGCGTTGTGGGCGGCGGAGACCGCCTTTTCCAGGAGGTCCTCGGTCGCCGCGATCTGGAGCTCCTCGTCGTCAGGGCGATCGGGGTCGACCGCCCAAACGCTCAACGTAGCGAGGCGCGCCCACCAAACGAGCGGGCGCGGGTCGTCGTGCGTCTGGCGGGCCTTGTGGAAGCTCCCGCCCTTGAGCGGCCGGGAGTCCAGGCCACCGTCGAACTGACCCGGCATGAAGATCACGCGCGAGCCGCCCCCCGGCCCCTCGTTCGTCCACATCGTGCGCTGGCGCCAGCCGACAGCGGGGACGCTCGCGTCGATGCGGTTCGCCTCGAAGTAGGCGCGGACGCCATCCGAGAGGGCGATGAGACCGGAGCGCCCGCGGTTCACCGGACACCTCCGATCGACCGCTGGAAGCGGCGACGACAGACCTCGTCGATCGCGGCGAAGATGCTCGGCGGGACCTCGGCGCCGGCGTCCGGAAGGATCTGGCGCTTGGGGTTGCGGCCTCCACCGAAGTGGTGCCAGACGTCGGGGCCGGAGAGTGTGACGTTGATGGTCGCGCCATCGGCTGATCCGACGATGTGCTCGGCCGCGTTCGCGAGCGCGCGCCCGCCGTCCCGCTTGGGCGGCCAGGGCTTGCCGTCGGGCGTCGTGCCGGCGGCGGCGGTCGCCTTGATCGCGCGCTCGACCAAGGGCGCGGCCTCCCTGGCGACGTCCTCGGGCGCTAGGCCGTAGCTGTTCCGTGCGGCGGCGACGAGCTCCGCGAGGAGGGCATCCGAGCTCACGGCGACCCCCGCCCGAAATTGTCCTCGCTCGTCGCGATCTGGCGTTGGATGTCGAGTCCCACATAGGGGCTCGTTTCGGAGTAGAAGCGCGGGCCGCCATTGACGACCGCCGAGGACGAGCCATCGACGAGCGGCAGATCAAAGAGACCCGTCTCGCTGTCGGCGGCCTCCTTCACCTCGTCGAGCGCGCGTTGCGCCGCGTCGGCCATCGGCTTGAGCTCGGGGAGGTCCGGGTTGAAGCCGCGCTTCGCGTAGGCGTCGAGGGTGAGGAGCGAGACAAGCCAGAGGGTGACCACGGCGGGGACTGCGGCCGGGTCGAAGGGGACGGCGTAGCGCTTGCGGAGCCGCCCCTCGATCCACGATTGGTGAAGCGCGGAGCGCGCCTCGATGAAGCCCGGCGACGACGCCTCAATGCTGTCCGTGTCCGCCCTCGGGATGACCGAGAGGGACCGGAAGGTCGCGAGGGGGACGTACAGGGCCACGAGGCGCGCGCTCCTCGCTCACGTCGGGTTGCACTTGATGATCGTGTACGGGTGGCCGTAGCCAGTCCCATTACGACCCTGGAGGTGCCATTCGAGCTTGCGGCTCCGGTCGAGGATGGCATCCATCCCGGTCCCGCCGCCCTGGCCCGTGTAATAGGTGATCTTGAACGGCTCGCGTTCGAGGTACACGAAGCCCCCGAGCTGGGTCGTGCTGATCTGCTCGCACAGGGCAAAGTAGGTCTTATCCGGATCGGACCCGTCCGCGTACGTGGCGCCCGCCAGCTCTTGTGCCTCGATCGGCTTGCCGAGCCCGAGATAGGCGACGAGGCCCTCGACGTCGCCCGAACCGGCGGAGGAGCCCGCCGCTTGGGCGATGAATTTCGCGCTGGCCAGCTGGGAAACCTGAGCCATCATGCGCGGCGGGACGAGGAGACCGCGGAGCTTCAAGAACCGCGGGTCGACGCCGTTGGGCATCTTGATCGAAGCGATGTAGGCCTTCAGCTTCGCGAGATTCTTGTAGGCCGCGTCCAGGGTCACCGAGTCATCGATCGGGACCGCCCCGGGGTACGGGGGGGAGGCCGAGCCGGTCATCAGGTTGGCGTACGTCCCGAGCGACGTCCGAAACTGATTGAGCGGGTGGGCCGTCGAGAAGAAGGGGACCCCGTCGTAGGAGAGCGACGTCGCCGCCGTCCCCTTGAGGAGTAACTCGGTGATCTTCTTCTGGGGCCAGTAGACCATCTGCGCGGCCGCCTGGGCGGACCACTCAGAGGCGAAGTCGAAGCCGTTTCCGTCGTTGTCCTCGACCTGGTCCCGGGTGAGCTCCAACCCCTGGCCGGCGTTCTTGACGTCGTATTCCTGGAAGGTCGCGGCCATGTCATCAAAGTTAATATTGCCGCCCAGGCCCTGGTCGCGGATCTGCGCCGTCGAGAGCAGCCACGCGATGATCTCGCGCTTCTTCCCGGTGGTGCGGACCCGCGTGACCTCGCGCCACCATTGCACATCGGCGGCGGTCAGCCGGACCATCTCGTTTTCCGTGATCCGCTGCATCTCCGACTCGAAGTCGAAGAGGAAAGACGGGGTGAGAGCGGGCATGGTCAGAACCCTCCGACGACGTACGCAACGCCGAGCACCGAATCGACCGCGACGATGGTCCCGGCCGCGGACTTGCCGGACGACGACGCCCCGACCGTCTGGTCGTCGACGACGTAACAGGGGGAGAAGAGGTTGGACGAGGTGATCGAGCCGTCGTTCGCCCGCCAGAGGACCGTGCGCTCGAAGAGGAAGTCCACGTTCACGAGGGCCGTGGTGTTCGTGTTCGCGCTGTTGTCGATCTGCTCGGCGAAGACACCGAGGACGAGCTTCCCGGTCGCCGTGGCACCGGGAATGACAGTGCCCGTCGCGGGGTCACCGAGGGCGGTCGCGCCCTTGTAGGCTTTCTTCGCGGCCCCGAGCGGGAGCTGGTGATTGCGCCACCGCTCGAAGCTGATGAGCGAGTCCTTCGCGAGCGCGGTCATTTGGCGCCCCCATTCCCCGACGCGTTCGCGCCGGTCTTTCTCGCGGCCTGTTGTTCCTCGGCCGCGCGTGAGGCCAGGATGGCCCGCGCCTCTCCTGGCGTGTACAGCGGGAAGACGAGGTCATTGGGGTGTGCGGGGTCCCAATGCACTCGGCGCGGCTTCGTGTCGTGCCCGAATCGGGCGGCAAGCTCGCGATGCTCGTCCGGAGGGAGCCGCGCGGCGCGGACGGAGCCGTATCCGTCCCCGTCCTGGTGCGATTCGCCACGAGTCGCGGTCACCCGCGAGGCGGCGGCGGGATCCGGTGCCGGCGGCTTGGGGACCCCGTCGATCGTGGCCTTCATGAGCTCGATCGGCATGGTCCGGAGGGTTTTGACGAGCGTCGGAGGCAGATCGGGGCGTGTCGCGAGGATCGCCGCGCGATCTCGCTCCAATCGGTCCGCCTTGAGCGCCTCGAGCTCTTTTTGCTGCTCCGCGACCGTCGAGGCGAGCTCCCGGGTGGCCGCGATGGCCGCCTTTTCCTTCTCCTCGGGCTTGTCTTCGGAGGCTTTCGTCTCCTCTTTGGGCTTTTCCCCCTCGGAGGCCCGCGCCTCGTCCTTCTTCTCGCCGTCCGGCTTCTTTTCGGGCGAATCGCCCTCGTCCTCCGCGAAAGCGGCTTTGACGGCGGCCTTGTAGGCCTTTTTCTCGAGGTCCGTCATTCCCGCAATGCATTTGCGGGCGTCCTTCTTCTTTTCGTCGTCGTCGCCGAAAAGCGCCGCGGCGATCTCCTTGTAGTCCATCGTGCGCACTCCTTCTGTCAACGACGCGAGCGCCGTCACGTTCCACGTGGCGGGGTTGTTCGTCAGGGCGGTATTCAGATAAGAGACGATCTCGCCCGTTCGCTTATCGACGTCGTACGCGGGCGAGAAGTATCGCCACTCGGGCGGCTTCTTCTCGAGGCCCGCGCGGACCGCGTCGGTCCACTCGACGTTCGTGGCCCAAAGCTCCGGGCCTCCCGCGCCCTCGCGCACCTCGAGCTGGTGGAAGCCCACCGCCTTGCGCGCCTCGGGGACCGCGGCCTTGTCGCCCTTCGTGAGCGACAGGTGGTCGACGTCGATCGAGTAGAGATTGCCGCGCGCGGCTTGCTCCGCCGCCAGGGTGCGCGCGCTCCGCGCGGTGAATTTGTGGACGCCGTGGTCGGTCGGGTTGTCGCCGGCCTTCCAGATCCGGAACGCCGTGGGCGCGCCGGTCGTCGAGCGCTCGACGCCGTCGTCCCCGGAGAGGAGAGCGACAGCGCAGATGCGCACGCGTACGCCGGAGGGGAGCGCGATCAATTGAGGAGCCCCCCGGGCGATGCCGGCTCCGGCGAGGCGCCGGGTTTGTTCGTGGGCGCCGGCGCATCGTCGGGAGCGCCGTCGCCGTCAACGTCGCCGCGGATCGGGATCCCGTAGCGCGTCGCCAGCTCGTCGATGTCGAGCTCGCGCCCGAACGTGGCGAGGGTCGCGCGGAGCTGGTCAATCGCTTGGGCCGCGGTGAGGAGCGAGCGCGCCTCGGCGTCGAGGTCCTTCGGCCGCGAGATGTCCCACTCGATGCACGCGCCGGTCTTGACCGCCTCCGCGCCCCAATGGCTCGCGACGTACGGCGGGATCAGCTGGGTATTCAGCGTGTACGCGAGCCCGTCCGCGTGGTGCTTGATGATGTCCGCCCGGATCGTGCGGTGGATGTCGCTATTCTGGAATCCGGCGCCGCCGTCGACCGTGACCACCTGGCCGGCAATCGCGACCTTGATCTCGTTGTCGCACGTGTCGATCTCGGATTGGAAAACCTGGTAGCCCTCACCCTTCGACTCGATGATCTTCACGTCCCACCCGGGGGGGAGCTCGATCACCGTGTTCGTGCCCCAGCGGAGGAGCGAGGCGAGGAGGCCCGTCCGTTGCGGCTCGGTCGCCGCCGCCGGCGCCACCGCGGCGCGCGCGGGGTTCGCGAGCTTCCCCGAGTAGTTCGACCGGTGGAGGAACGCGTGCTCCTTGTTTATGTAGGAGCGGCCGAGCGACGGCCAGAGGGCGGCCATCCACGGCCGGACGCGCCCGCCCGGAGCGTGGAGCACCCACCGCCCGTCGCCCGGGGTGATCGGGAGCGGCCCGGCGATTGAGAGGTAGTACCAGCGGTTTTCGACCCACCGATATCGGAGGAACTCCGGCTCAAGGCGGATCATGATCGGGAAGTCGCGCCCGGGGACGGGGACGAGCTCCGCGATCCCCACGCCGAGCTTCACGCCGTCGGCCGCGAGCAGGGCGAGCTCGGAGGTCGGCGCCATGTCGTCGAACACGGACCGCGAGCCGTTGCGGGCCTGGAGCGCCTCGATCGATTCCTTGTGGCTCCCGTAGAATTTCTTCGGGAGGGTGACGAGGCCGCCGGTCAACGTGCCGAGGAGGCCGGAGATCAGTCCGTCGCCGCGCATCGACGCGCAAAGCTGGGCGGCGGTCGAGAGGTCCCCCGTGTCGGCGGCGACGCGCGCGGCCTCGAGATCGGCGAGGTACCACCGCGTGCGGGTCGTCGGCTGGAGCGCGAGGTTGCCGCCGACTTGCTCGCGGATTCGCTCGACGGCGGGATCGCGGAGGTCAGGCCCGTAGCCCTTCGGCGGCTGATACGCCGACACCCCGAGGAGCGCCGAGAGGATGTCCCGCCATGACATTGCTTGTCAGGGCGAGGATCGGGGCGCGGTTTTCGCCGTGGCAAGAAACCGCGTTCAGCCGGCGCCGCGCCCCCAGGGATCCACCCCGGCGTACGGGTCGAACACCCGCTCGGCTTGGGCCCCGTAGGCGTCCCCGATCGGGACGTGCCGGGGGGCATCCGCGACCGCGGCGGCGCCGCCCATCCGCGGCCACACGGCGAGACAGATCACGTCGAACCGGTCCGGCGAGCGCCCGAGCCGCTCGCGTAGGTCCGTCTTCGGGGTGAGCTTCGTCCGGCCGCTGATGTGCGTGTACCACTGCATCGCGTGGAGCTCGCGGGCGAGCTTGGCGTCCTGGGGGATCCCGCCGCCGTCGCGCATCCAATCGGCGAGCGAGGCCGCGAGCTCGTCGCGGACGCGGTCGTACGTCTCGGGCCGGCGATAGGCGCGCTCGCTCGACCGGACCCCGGTGAGCTCAAACGCGTCGGGGTCCCCGGAGCGCCGGCCCTGGCGCTGACTCTCCCGGTAGCCGACGAAGGCGCCCCACACCTTGGCCCCGATGTCGCCCTCGCGGTCGACGACGATGAGCGGGAGGTCCGGCCCCGTGTCCCTCCCGTGCGTCGCGATGAGCCCGAGCGCTTCGAGGACGTGGGCCTCGGGGGAGAGCCCGCGCCGGCCGTGGAGCGTGAGGATCTTCTGGCCCCGGCGGGCCGCGAACGCGCTCTCGTCCCCGTCGCCGCCGGCGCCCGCGGGGTCCACCGCGACGACGAGGCGTCCCGTGGGCGTGACGTCGTGCCAGGCCGCCTCGGCTCTCGCGATGCTGTCGACGGAGAAGATCGCGCCCTCCTCGTTCAGCACGAATTGCCCTAGGACGTGCACCCGGTAGAGCGGCGAGTCCTCGCCCCACTCCTGGCGCTGCTCCGCGACCCACTCGGCGCTCGCCTGGCCGGGGAACACCTCGCGCCCGGCGAGGACGTTAGGCGTCTCCTCTGAATTCGCCTCGATCTTGTGGTAGAGCGCCGCCCGCCCGTGGAAGGCCTCGAAGAAGAAGCCCTCCACCCGCGTGGGGTTCGAGATGAGCACCTCGCGCCCGCCGCCGGCGGCCAGGTTGCCGCGGATCGCCGTGTGGATGGCGTCGGGGATCGCGCTCGCCTCGTCGAGGATGTAGAGGATCCTCGTTCCCGACGTGCCGGCCATCGCCTCGGGGTCGCGCGCGGTGAAGCCCTGGATCTCGCGGAGGTCCGGCGACCGAATCCCCGAGCGGGCGATCTCGCCAGGGCGGCCCGTGATCCGGACCGAATGGGGGCACGGCGAGGGCGCGCGCGTCCCCGCGGCCTTCGCGGCCCGCCGGCACGCGAGGCACGTCCCCGACCCCCAGAAAAGCTTCCGGACCTCGCGATAGAGGACCGAGTCGATCTGGTGCGCCGTCGTCGCCGTGGCGATGACTCGCGCGTCCTCGAAGCTCGAATACCACCATAGGGCGAGGACCGCGCACGCGAAGTCCTTTCCGATCTTCCGGCCCCCGCGGACCGCCACGCGCGCATGGTCGCGCACGCCCTCGACGATCTCGATCTGCTTGGGCGCGAGCTCGACGCCGAGGATGGTCCTCGCGAAGCCCACCGGATCGCCCTGCCACCTCGCCGCGGGCCACTGCTCTCCGTCGGCGCGCTCCACGATCCGCCGCGCGACGGCGGCGATCTCCGCGATGACCGACGCTCCCCGCGGGCGGCGCGCGTGCTGGCCGGACACGCCGCGAGGGTGGGCGCGGGTGAGCGCCTACCCCAAGAAACCGCCTTGCGTGTGGCTACACTTGTGGCCACAATAGTTGTGGAGGTTTCCCGTGGAATACAGCAACGCGAAGGACTGTCGGATCGGAAGGTGCGCGAAGTGCGCGATCGTCTATTGGTGGCAATTCGAGGGGAAGAAGCTCGCGGCGTACGCGTGCCCGCAGTGCGGAGGGGCGCTCGTCCAGACGACGCGGCTTACGAAGCTCCCGATCCGGTCGCTAGCGTCGGCACCGGCGGCCTACACGGGGGACGGAGCCGAGCTCAGCGAAGATCGTTTCCTCCGGTTGGCGCAGCTACGACGCGAGGCCGAACGGCTCGAACGAAAAGCGGCACGAGGAAACGCGACCTATGCCGCCGCTGCGAAAGAGGCGCGCGAGGACTACGAACGCGCCGCCTCATGGGACACGAGCCACCTTTTCCCGTCCGCTCCGGCGCCCGTCCGTCGCGCTCCCCAGCGCAATCGCAAGGTTCTCAAGCTCACCGTTTCCGATGAGGGCCGCGCGGCTCTCGAGAGGCTCGCGGAGGCGAACGGGGAGTCCATCTCCCGCATCGTCGAGGCCCTCGCCCTCGAGACGTGGGCGCACGGGCACGCCCCGGCCCTCCCCTCGATGCGGGTCCTCTCCGGCCTGATGTCCGCGATCGGTTACGCCCTCGCCGGAACCGAGGTCACGGACGCGGGCGGGGTCGACGCGGACATCCCCGACCCCGAGGAGATCAGCGCGGCGCGCCGGTGGGTTGCCGAGGCCATCCGGTCCCGCCGCGTCGCCCGCCACATCAAGCTCCCGGCGAAGCGGCCGGACCCGTCGACCGTCCCGGAGCGGGACTGATATGCGGCTCCGCTCCGCCATTGCCCTCTGCCTCCTCGGCGCGGCGTGCCACCCGCCGCCCCCGAACTCGTATCACCTGGTGATCGATCCCTCGTTCGACGAGGCGGAGACGCAGACGGTGATCGACGCCGCGGAAGAGTGGGCCGCAGCCGTCCCCGTTCGGTTCGATTACCGCCTGGATCGCTGTCACCTATCGTTGACCGACCCCGTCGTAGACACCCTTGGAGCGCACCGCGACTCCGCGGTCGTCTGCATCACGCACGACGAGCCGGAGACCTCCGGGCGCCTCGCTGAAACGGTCCCCTTCGGGGAGGACACCTACATGCGCCTCGGCCCCACGGTGCGGCTCGGGACGACCGCACACGAGCTGGGGCACGCGCAAGGCCTCGCGCACGTCGCCGATCCGGATGCCCTCATGTACCGCGTGGGCCACACCAATCTCGATGCTCCGCCGCCGGGACCGAGCGACGTGGCGGAATGGTACGCGGTCCGCCGATGAGGAGGCCGCGCCGGCGCGCTAGGCGCTCGGCGGTAGCGAGGCCCGCGCGGGCGGGATGAAGCAGACGCCGGGCCCTGGGCAGCGCGGGCACCTATAGTGCGGGTGGGCGGTCGTCGGGTGCACGCCCTTGCGACCGCTTGCGCAGGTCTCGGGGAAGAACTCGACGAAGCGCGCGCGACAGACGGCGCACCCGAGCGACAGCCGGATCATGGTCCCGTCGGGGTAGTACCAGCAGCCATTCGCGCGGCGCTCCAGGGGCGGACCGACATCGCTCATTGGCCGAACCCCTCGAAGGCCGCCGAGACGGCGCGCGCGGCCTCGGGGTACGGGGCGAGCGCCTCCTCCAGCATCGACATGGCCTTGCGCCAGGGGACCGAGCGCACGATCTGCGATTCGGTGATCTCGAGCTGGCCCGTCAAGCGGGCGAGGAGCCGGCTGGACGAGGTGATCGCGTTGGCGATGGCGCTGACCTCGCTCCGCTCCGCGTCCCGCAGGTGGCGCCGGAGGGCCGCCAGCGTGGCCACCGCGTTCGCCCGCGGGTCGAGGTCGTCGGCCTCCGGCGGCGCGATGGCTTCCCCTTTTCGGACCGCTGGCGTTGGAACCGGGGCCGGGGGGGGCTTTCGGGCGGCGGAGCGGAACGAGGCGCCCGCAGGCTCGCCCCACGAGGACGCGGGGACCCCGAGGACCTCCTCGGCGCGGGCCCGCATCCGTTTCTGGGGTGACCGCCCGTCGAGCCACCCGCGGACCGTCCCCTCGGCGACGCCGAGCTTGGCCTCCAGGCGCCCCACGCCGTGCACGCGGACGAGCTCGCGAAGGCGCTCGTGGGCGGCGGAGGAGCTCGCACCCGGCGTCATTGGAGGGCCTCGCGCTCGCGGGCGACGGACTCCTGGTGTCCCGCCATCGCCTCGTCCCATGTCGCATAGCGGCGCCCGTCGCGGTGGTGCTCCCCGACGAAAACGAGCGTCTCGAAGAGACGCGGCGACGTGCCTCCGAATCCGTGGTCGATGCCGAGGAACACCGTGGAGACCGTCGCCTCCCCGATCGTGTCGTAGGCGAGCGAGATCGAGCCGTCCTTGTGCGCCTCCTCGTACCAGATCGCCCATTCCAGGCCGCTCGACGCCGGGACCGGTTCATGGCCGACCAGGATGTAGAGGCCCTTCACGATGGCGAG